GTCGCTCACCATGCGGCACAGCATCCTCGTGCGACCGCGGCGGCTGGTGGAGCTCTGCTCGGCGCCATCCCTGGTGCAGTCGGCGGCGCCGCGGCCGGTGGCGAAGGTCACCGCGCCTCGGGCGCTCTGAAGGGTGGCCTCGCCGGCGCCGCCATGGGCGGTGCAATGGGCGGTGGTGCCATGCACAAGCACCTGGGCAACATGGCGAAGGCCGCTTCAGCGCAGGAAATCGCGCGTCAGCACATCCTCATGAAGCTCGCCGGCGAGGACGTGATGAAGGCAAACATCGATGGCGGCGGCACGACATCGCCTCTGGCTGGCAAGGGCCAGCTCAAGACGATGAAGGCCGGCGAGGAGTCGCCCACGCAGGGCGGCACGGCGGCCAACAGCCAGGACGGGAACTCGGGCACCAAGCTCGTGGACTCGAACAAGGCGGCCATCGACTACACGAAGCGTGATGCCAAGAAGCTGGTGGTCAATCCTCTCAAGGAGGTCCTCGACCAGCCGGCATTCTCGGAGAAGCACGACAACAAGCTCCAAGAGAACCTGCGGAATACTGGCAAGGCCGGTGTGAAGATCGCGGGTGCCGCAGTGCAGTCTCAGCTCCAGAAGATCGCGAGCGGTGGCTGCACCTGCAACTCGAAGGGCGAATGCCAGTTCTGCACCATGAAGGCGAAGTTGGCCAACATGGGCGGGATGGGCGGCACGGGTGGCGGCATGAACCCGATGGCTGGAGCAGGGGAAGGCCACGACGGCTGCACCTGCGGCCACACGGGTGAATGCCGAGTGTGCAAGCTCGGCGCAGCTATTAGCGACGCCAAGGGCAAGCACCCGGGTGAGGTCAAGGAAGGCAACGCAGGCTGCTACTGAGACGACGGATCAGGAGACGACCATGAGCATGCAGAAGATTTCCAGCGAGCAGGCGGCCCAGATCCTGGGGCAGGTCGGTCCGACCCTCCGCGCTCAGCAGCAGAAGATCCAGTCCCAAGAGGCGACGATCGGAGAGCAGCAGGAGAAGCTGGCTTTCTATCAGCGCCGCGAAAGGGCGGAGAAGATCGCCATGCGTCTGGAGGCCAAGGGGCTCGACCCCGAGACCAACTTCCAGCAGAAGGTGGATGGTCTGATGGACCCCGCCCAAGACCTCGACGTCATCGAGAAGGCCGTCGACATGTCCGCACCGCAGATCAAGCTGGCTTCGCTCTCCGACAACCCGGGGAATCCCTCGGACGCGAAGAGCGCCCTCGAGGCAGCGATCCTCGGCGACTAACCCGATCGACACGCAAGGAGAACGAAGATGAGCCTGGCTCCAAACCTGACCCTGATCTCCGAGGTTCTTCCGGTCCAGCGCCGCGACTTCACGCTGACGGACCCGACGATCCTCAACCCGAACGCGACCAATCCGCTCGTCGATGGCGAGTGGCTCGAGATGGATACCACGACGTACACCGTCAAGCGCGGCACCGGTGAGGCGGCTTCGGCCTCCTGGCAGGTGTTCTCGCTCCGCGGCCAGTACGACACGCAGGCCATCAGCAAGTCGACCTTGCTGTGGGCCGGTGCCTACGAAGCGGACACGACGATCGTCAACACGGCGGGTCTCGCGGTGGGCAACTTCCTGGTGGTCGCCGACTGCACCATCGGCGGTCTGACGAAGCGCGGCGTCATCAAGGCCGCCGGCACCGGTCAGCACATGGTGGTCGGCATCGTCACGCGCCTGACGGCGACCGGAAAGATCCGGTTCCTCCACCAGGGCTTCTTCCAGATCACCATCTGAACTGGGACGCGAAAGCGAACCCGTAGAACGGAAGGGAGAGATAGCATGAGCGTTCCAGCGCAGGTTCTGAATGAGATGTTCAGCGGTAAGCTGAACTCGTCGGAGGGCAAGGAGAAGATCGCCGAAGTCGGGTCGGTCTACATCCGTGACCGTCTCCGTGAAGTGTGCTTCGTGGACAAGATCCAGCCGCCGGAGCCGGTGACTCGCACCGACTGCCAGCGCTCGGTCAACCACGACACCCTGGTGAAGATCGTCGACATCGAGCCGCAGTCTCGCGCGCTGTCGATCACCTTCCGCGGCCAGCCGACCGCGCGCTTCATCCGCGCGCCTCGTGCCGAGGTCCCCTTCTTCACGATCTCCTCGGAGAAGTTCGAGAAGACCGAGCAGGAGCTCCTCGCCTACGAGATGCCGATCACCAAGATCATCGAGGACAACTCGGTGAAGGACCTCCAGGAGGTCAAGGATCGGACGTGGCTGCTGTTCGTCGAGGCCGGCATCCAGGCGATGCAGACCGACGGCAACGGCGGCGTGCAGCCGATGAACGTCACCAGTGTGGTGGCGGGCACGACGAAGCAGATCCGCGTCGTGAAGGGCCAGGGCGCCATCGCGGCGGGTGCGAACGACTTCATCATCCACCCGATCCTCCGCCCGGACCTGGTGAACCTGTTCAAGCTGATCGACGGCAACCGCCTGCGTGCGGAGCGGCTCCTGATGACGGAGCCCGACTACGACGACATCCTGTCGTGGACGCTGCAGGACTTCGGCGACAAGATGCAGTCGGAGACCGCGGTCGACGGCTACAAGTACAACACCCTGCTGGGTCGCAAGCTGATCCGCACGGTGAAGACCGACATCCTCCGCGTCGGTAACGTGTACTGCTTCACGGCGCCGGAGTTCCTCGGCAAGAACTACGTGCTCAACAACACGAAGTTCTACATCGACAAGATCGCGAACATGATCACCTGGCAGTCCTGGATGGACGTCGCCGTGGCGGTCATCAACATCGCGTCGATGGCCAAGCTCGAGCTGTACGGCGGGTCGGTGACCCCGACCTCCACCGACACGGGCTTCGCGGCCCTGCTGCCGGTCGACGAGGACCAGCTCGGTGCGGTCAACAACAAGGTGGACTCCGGTCTGAAGTTCCCGAACGTCTCGCAGTTCTAATCGAGACGGCGCGGGGCGCCGCGCAATCGTAGTTCAGCGCCCAGAGGAGGGAGGATCCCTTCAGCCTCTGGGCGCTTTTTTCTGCCACCTCCAATCGGAGGTAGGAAGCGAGAGGTTGGAGATGTCGTACAAGCTGAAGAACACGGCACTCGACCACGACAAGCGCTTCCTTCACCGCAAGGCTTCCAAGATGCAAATGGAGCCAGTCATTGGCGGCCGTCGTCTGCGCATTCGCCAGTCGATGGTCATCAGTGACGAGCTCTTCGAGCACAACAGGGCCAACCTCGAGCTGTGGAACAAGTGGGGTGTGGTCTCTTGGGAGAAGGTCGGTGGGGAAGGCGGTCGGAGGGTCCCGACGAAGGAAGAAGTCATGGCGGCTGGCTACTCGGAAGAGGCCGCCGAGTCGATCATCGAGCGGGAGAAGCGGCTTGCCGCCGAAGAGGCTGCTGCTCCCAAGGAGACTCTGTCCGAAGGCGGGCTCCTCTCGCCGCAGCCGGGCGAGTTCGATGTCTGGGTGGGCGAAGTGGGCACCAACCAGATCGGCGTGGTGAAGGCTCTTCGTGAGAGCACTCAGCTCTCAATCAAGGAGGCAAGCGACCTTCTCGGCATGGCTCCTGTGATCGTGCTGGGAGGTGTCGACGAAGCTGCGGCCACCAAGCTCGCCCAGTCCTTGGTCGATGCCGGAGCCAAGGCCAGCGTGCAGAAGAGCGGGACAGCGCCGCAGCCCTCGCTGATCCCCGAGACGCTCGTGCCCGAGAACTACACTCCGACGCCGGAATCGAAGCCGTCCGAGGATGCCTCGAGCCTCTTCTCAGAGCCGTCGCAAGCGGAGACGACTCGCGTCGAGACCAAGCCGCAGGCGCAGCCCAAGAACCCGAAGAGCAAGAAGTAAGGGAGGCTGAACATGGGCATGGTCGTCAGCATCACGAACATCACCGACGCGCCGGAGTCCAAGCAGACTCCGACCCGTCTTGCCATCTACACCGCTCTCCTCGACCCCGGCGAGACCCTCACTCTCCCGGCATCGATGGTGGATGCGCGTCTTCGCAAGCTCGAGAAGGATGGGCTCGTCGTCATCGGCCAGCTCCCTTCGTGGTACGAGGCCTCGAAGATGCGGAAGGTTGGCCGCTCTCGGCTCACGCAGGAAGAGCTCGAGCAGAGGCTCACCACCAAGCCGAAGGCGAAGGAAGAGCCCAAGGCCGAGGCAGCGCCCACCGAGGCTCCCAAGGAGGAGTCCGCCCCCGTCGACGTGTTCTCGATGGAGGTCACCAAGAAGAAGACCTACAAGCTCGACGAGCTGGACGTTCCGAAGACCGACAAGAAGTGAGGTAGTCCATGCCGTTCTTCGACGACGTGGACGGGGATATTGTTGGCAACAATGTCCCCAGTATCCCCGTTCCACTCCAACAACTCATCAACACGGTACGCCTGTACCTTCGGGACTACCCGGAGCTCAACAGGCTCATTCGTGGCCAAGAGCATTCGGACCGGATGATCATGTGGGCCGTCGCCGATGCAATCGACGATTGGAACTCTACGCCTCCGCTCATCCCTCGAGTTGATCTGCAAAACTTCCCTTCGAAGAGCCTTCTTCTTCGGGGCATCGTCATTTCTCTTCTCGAGTCGATCGGTCTCCTGATGACGAGAAACCACCTCACCTTCTCGGATGGTGGTATTCAGGTGGGGGTGAGCGACAAAACGCCGCTCATCCAATCCTGGCTGCAGCTCATCGGGAACCGGTACGAGGAGAAGAAGCAGAAGCTCAAGATCGCGATCAACATCGAGCTCGGTTGGGGTCAGGGCATGCACTCGGAATATCTCTGGACCAACGGCTTCTACGGGGGCTGGTAGACTCGGGTTCCCACTTAGTGGGACCGAGAGGAGAATCACAGCATGGCCTTCATCACCGGCGCAAAGTGCCAGATCTTCATCGATCCGAACGCACTGACCAAGTTCCTGACCACCAATGTCACGACGGTCATTGCGATCGTTGCGACCAACAGTGGTCAGCTCATTCTCTTCTACACCTGAGAGGTGACTCGTGGCTTCAGATGACGACTTCCTCGATGGGATGAAGAACAAGGAGGACGAGGCGAAGGAGTGGGCCGATGCGGCTCGCTTCTTCATCGACGTTCGCCAGCCGAAGGAACATCAGCAGGAGCAGACGAAGGAAGCCATGGACCTTCGAGCTCTGGGCCACAGCGCGCTGGAAGCAGCTCGCCGGTTCGAGCCCACAGGAACCATCCGAGCCGTCACCGAGTCGAAGCCTGCTGCGATCGCAGGTCTCGCCGGCGCCGCGGCATTCGGGCTGGGAATGGGGCTGAGCTCTCGCGGCAAGAAGGAGCTGGGCGGGCAGAGCAAGCTCGAGCACTCTCTTCAGACCGCGAAACACGAAAGAGAAAGTCGGCCAGAGCCGAAGGGCTTCGCCGGGAAGATCACCAACAATATCGCCGACTTCAATGCCAACCTCGCATCGACCGCGAGGAAGCATCCGGTTAAGGCTGGCCTGCTGGCTGGTGTCGGCGGTATCCATGCTGGCACCAAGCTGCTGCACACCCTGACGGGGAAGGGCTGAGATGAACATCGTCACCGCTGCAGCACTGCTCGAGAAGAGCAAGCTCGAGGAGTTCGAGGACGCGATCGTCAAGACCGCGCAGGCCGAGATCCAGAACCACGCTGGCGAGCTCACCGAGTCGCTCAATAGCCTGTTGGATCAGAAGGACAGCACTCCTCGCCTCGATCGGCTGGTCCAGCAAACCAAGCTCGCAGCCCGGATGGGTCGCGACATGGCGAAGGAAGCAGGGATCGCCGGCACGATCATGGGCGCCGTGAAGCCTCTCGCCGGCAAGGCTCTGGGCTATGCGGCGATGCATCCTCAGCGTGCAATGGCCGCCGGTGGTGCTGCACTCGGAGCTCTAGGTGGCGCAGCCACTGCTCAGCCTGGCCACCGGATGTCCGGGGCGCTTGGTGGAGCAGCTCTTGGTGGCGCTGCTGGCTACGGCCTCTCTCGCATCCCGAGTGGACCGACGCTGCAGAAGGGCGTGGCCGACTACGCCGCCCGTGGCTACCAGGCTCTGGGCTCGCCGAAGCTCGCATTCGCTCCCATGGGTAAGGCAATGGGAGCCGGAGCTCTTCTTGGTGCAGTTGGAGGGGCGCTTCATAAGTCGCCCGGAGAGGCGCAGGGTCTCGCCGCAGGCCACCATCTTCGCAATGCTCTCGTTGGTGCAGCCGGTGGTGCGGCTCTCGGAGCAGGTGCTACGAAGATGCCGACGATGATGGGCAAGGCGGAGGGTGCGATCGCGCACGCTCCCCGCGGGCCGATGCAGTCCTTCCACAACCCGCACGCCATGCCGGCTGCCGCTCCCTACTCGGCAACCGAGATGCAGCAGATGAGCCGGGTCAAGGCGATGGCCAATTCGCCCGAGGCAGAAGCAGCGAGGAAGGCCCGCGCCATGGATGCCATGCGCCAGAATATGCAGGCCAACCCGACGATGTATGGCCGCTCAGCGGCGAAGCCGACAACCCCGCCGGGTGCGACGATGGCGGCGAGACGGCCCGCTGCCTCGGTCGATCCGACTGGTGCCACGCTGGCGAAGATGGCGCAGCGTGGAGGACGCGAGTTCCTCAAGCTGGCCTTTTCGATGAGTGCTCAGGCTGAGCCGGGCGATCCCACCGGAGCTCAAGAGCCGGAAGCGGAGGCGCAGTTCCAGGCGGAACCGCAGCGCCCGCCTTCGAAGCCTGCTGCCGATCTCTTCCAGGCTCTTCGTCACCTCACGCCCAAGATGATGAGGAACCTCCAGGTCGCCCAGCCAGGCTCGTAAGGAGGATCCGTGAATCTCCAGATCCTCGAGTTCCGCGCGCAGTCATTCGATCTCGATCACGTTGACCTGTTCTGGAAGACAACAGACTTCTGGACGGGTCAGCCGACAGACGAGAACATCCTCGCGTACACCTTTCAGGTGCTGCGATCGGAATCGCCTGCGGGTCCATGGGATCCCCTGACGAAGCCTTTCCAAGACCAGTACTACTTCCGAGATGTCTCTCCAGCCATCCTTCACAAATGGCGAGAGCTCTACTACCTCCTACGCGTCACCGATCAGCGCACTGGAGAAGTGAAGGACTTCGGTCCGACAGGGCAGATTGCCGAACCTGATCTCATTGCACTCGAGATCATGCGACAGGAGGATGTCCTGTTTCGCGAGTACGCCGGCAGGAAGTGCTGGTACTTCCCGATCAAGACATTCGGTCCCAAGTGCATCTGCTACGACCGAGTGAAAGGCAAGAGGACCAAGAGCAACTGCGTCACGTGCTACGACACAGGCTACCTGGGCGGCTACCTCTCGCCAATCGAGTGCTACGTGCAGATCGATCCCAGCTCGAACAACAACCAGGAGACTCCTCTCGGTAAGCAGCAAGCCAACAACACGACCGCCCGGCTCATCTCCTTCCCACCTATGATGCCCGACTCCATACTGGTCGAGGCTGAGAACAGGCGATGGAAGATAGTGACAGTGGCAATGACAGCACGACTTCGAGCGGTCGTGCATCAGGAGCTGACGATCCACGAAGTGCCTCGCGGCGACGTGGAGTACAAGCTGCCCGTCAACTTCGCCGATCTGACGAAAGTCCAGGCGTCGGCCGAGAGAAACTTCACCAACCCAACCCACGTGGACGATGACTCTCAGCGACTCGACTTCTTGGCTGTTTACGGGTACAACCCCCGAGGAACCGTCCGCTGAGAAGCACTGTCGCTACTGCGATCGGACACTTCTTCGCTCGGCATTCAGAGAAATAAGGCCCAAGACGGGCCGAGGCGCAGGTAAGGTCTATCGCTCTTCCTGCTGCCTGGAGTGCGAACCGAAGCGAACAAAGGCCGAACGGGAAGAGAAGAAGCGCAAAGATCCTGCTGGTCTCTATCGCCGTGAACTTGATCGCAAGTTGCGTTACATGTACAACATCTCGCTCGCCGATTACGAGCAGTTGTTCGCTGAGCAGCGAGGCCTTTGCATCGGATGTCTAGCCCCTCCAGAGGAAGGAGTCCGATTCGACGTCGACCATGATCATGCGACGGGAGAAGTCAGAGGACTCCTCTGCAACCGTTGCAACAACGTCTTGAGCAAGGCCAAAGACAATCCAGAGATACTTCGCCGTCTGGCTTCCTACCTCGATGAGCATCAGGCTAAGCTACGAGTGGTCGCATGAACAAGATCACTCAGCAGGCACTGTTCGATGAGCTGACCAAGATCGCTGAGGACAAAGAGCGGTCTTGGAAGAAGGACGTCGCAAAGGGCGTTCTCGGCGTGGGCCTCGGAGCGGGTCTCGG